TGGAGCCAATTGAGAAGTTGTTAATGTTTTATGAAAAAGAATTTGAACCAGCAGCACCAGAAATTATTTTGCCTGAGAATAATGTTATTCAATTAAGATAAAAATAATAGTAACGTTACTAACGGGTAGTGAATGATTCATTACCCGAATTTTTATTTTATAAGGATATACACGATGAAAAAATTTTACACATTTGTTGATTCCAAAACGGACAGAAATAGTGGCACTAATATATTCCATCGCTTTTTTGATGGCACACAAAGAAGACAAGAAATAACAAATCAATTCCCCATTGATTTATATGTAAAAGCTGAATATGGTACGGATTCAGACATTTACGGTAATAAACTGAAAGGTTATCAATTCCATAATACAAAAGAAGCTGAAGATTTTATCGCAAGAAAAAAGAAAGAATCAACTGATGTATATGGTCAACAAAATTTCATTTATCAATTTATCACAAAAACATATCCAGATAAGATTGTTTACGATATAAATCATATCGTAGTTGCTAACTTTGATATTGAAACAGAATCAAACAACGGCTTTCCATTACCTTCATTAGCAAATCAAGTAATTACTGCTATCACAATAAAATCATTTGGTGAGTCCAATAGTTTTGTTTCTTTTGGTACAAAAGAATATAACACTACTGGTTCAGACATATATATTCGTGGTAATAATGAAAAAGATATGTTGATAAAGTTTTTAGAATATTGGGATCAATTAAGACCTGATTTTATCACAGGGTTTAATATCGAAGGGTTTGATATACCTTACTTAGTCAATAGAATAAGAAAAGTTGTTAGTAAAAAAGCAACATATAAATTAAGTCCATTTCATAATGATGTAGATAACCCAATCAAAGAAATTGATGTTGGGTTTGGTGATAAAGGATATGAAATATTTGGTTTAGTTACGTTCGACTTCCAACTGTTATACAAAAAATTTAGTACAAAAAAACCTGAAAACCACAAATTAGATACCATTGCAAAAATGGAATTGGGCCAACAAAAATTAGAATTTGATGGTTATATAAAAGGTAAAACTTTCGAGTTATTGACAGGAACAGATTGTGTTATTATTCCTGATAATAAAAAAATTGAAGAAATGCCTATGTTTGTGAGATATGTAAATGTTATGAGAAAATTGGAACAAGAAATATCTAATCGCAGTATTTAAATGGAATTTTGTATGCAAATTGAATTGTTAGAACAAATAGATTTTTCAACATTATCAGATACGGATTTGTTGAAATTATCAAAACAGGTAAAAGAAAAGGCGGATAACGAATGTTTTAGTATTGGTATGCAATATAACAAACAGGACGTTAATATAGTTGAAAATCTTGATAAAAAGCTGAATTTTATTAAGGTTGCTTTGACCATGACTTATATGGCTAAAGTAAAACATAAAGATATTTTTGGTCAAGTACGATTTTGGGATACCTATCTTTATAACTTCACACATGGCAAAAACAAACAAATCCCACCTGAAACAAGAATAGATGATATTGGTGGTTTTGCTGGCGCGTTTGTTAAAGAACCAAGACCAGGCCGTTATAAATGGATTGTATCATTCGACTTAAATAGTTTGTATCCATCTATTATGATGCAGTACAACATGAGTCCAGAAACTCTTATTAGAAGAGCAACTGGTAATTATGTTGAAGATATGATTAAGTTTAACGTAGATACTAGATATTTGAAAGATAAAAATATCACTATGGTTGCTAATGGCGCCCAATTTAGAAAAGACAAATGGGGATTTATTCCTGAGATTGTAGACTTTTTATACACTGAACGAAGAACAGTTAAGAATAAAATGCTTCAATCCGAGTCAGAATCAGAATTGATAAAAACTGAATTGGAAAATCGTAGTAAAGATATTGTTGTTAATTTTGAAAATTTAAGTGTTACTGAATTAAAAGAAAAATACAAAGCCAATAGAGATGAAGAAGCAAGTTTAAATGCTTATCAAATGGCACTGAAAATTTCTTTGAACAGTCTGTATGGTGCTTGTGGTAATACTCATTTTAGATATTTTTCTATTGATATTGCAGAAGGTATTACATTAACAGGACAGATGACCATTAAGTATATTAGTGAAAAATTAAATTTGTTGTTGAATAAACAATTTGATACTACTAATGTGGATTATGTAATTGCTAACGATACCGATTCGGCTTACTTATATCTTGATGATAACATTGAAAAATTATTACCAAAAGGTATATCAGTTCAAAAAGTTGTTGACTTTGTTGATAAATTTTGTTCGAGAATAGTTGAACCATACATTGATAAATCTTTTGAAGAATTAGCTGATTATTTAAATGCTTATGAAAATAAGATGAAAATGAAAAGAGAATCTATAGCTGATATGGGAGCGTGGAGAGCTAAAAAGAATTATATTCTTCAAGTATGGGATAATGAAGGTGTTCGATATGACAAACCAAAATTAAAAGCAGTTGGTGTTGAAACAGCTCGTTCTAGTACACCAAATAAAATAAAACCAGCCATTACCGAGTTTTATAAATTATTCCTGAATGAAGACGAGGAAACATGTCAGAAATTTATTAGAAAGTTCAGAGATGAATTTTTCGAGTTAGCATTAGAAGATATTGCCTTTCCAAAAGGAGTTAATGATATTGATAAATGGTACAATAATAATATGGATGGTTGGAGAACTGGAACGCCAATTCATGTTAAAGCTAGTATATCATATAACAACAATTTGAGAAAGTATAAACTTGATAATGACTTCCCAATTATTAAAAATGGGGATAAAATCAAATTTATCTATTTGAAAATACCTAATCCTGTAGCAAATAATGCCATTGCTTTTCATGATGATTTACATGAAATTATGAAATTATCTTCTTTCGTTGATAAAGAATTGCAATTTGAGAAAACATTTTTAGGCCCTGTTAATAGTTTTTTGAAGTTGGTAAATTGGACACCTGAAAAACAAAATAATCTATTAGATTTATTTGGGTAAAATGCTTGGATGGTATTTAGTTTGTTAGTAAAACTAAATACCATCTTTACTACACAAGGATGTAAAATATGAAATCTTTTTTAACGTATTTAGAAGAAGATGAAAAATGGATAACAATCGAGAAGAAACAAAATTCCGAACATAAGGGCAGTCATGTTTTGATTAATATGGAGACTGGAGACATTGTTAAGGGATTAGGAAATAAGTTTAAGAATTTAAAAGATTTAGGTGGAAATACTACTGATATTGATTCTGAATTTACTACTAAAAAGAAGCAAGTAAGAGAATGTGACAAAGAAAAAATACATTTATTAATATCAAAAGCTCAATATGATATTATATCACATAGAAAACAAATTAAAGGATTGTTGGAAGATTTTCCTGATATGAAAGAAGAAGAAGCCATATCATTACATGGATACACTGGTCATTATTACGAAGAATTTAATTCAGATGATAAAGATTATGCAGATGCGAAGAATGCGTTATCAAATGCACTATTAAAAATGCCAAATCACGAAGGTGTTGTAAAAAGAACTTCACATTTACCAGCAGATGTGTTAAAATCATATCTTGAAAATGATTATGTTACTACTGGAAATAGGTTCACAAGTACATCAAAAGACATGGGCCTTAATTTTGATGGTTCAGGACATACCTTTTTTATAACATCTAAAACTGGTAAAGATGTTGAGCCATATTCTGATCATCCAAATGAAGCAGAAGTATTATTTGATAGAGATACTAACTTTAAAATAACAGACCGTAAACAAAAAGAAAACGGTAAATATGAATTCACAATGGAAGAAATCTAATGACAAATAAAAGCACAGAAAGCAAAGATAATAAAAAGATGACTGAAAAAGAAAAGAAAGCTTTTCAAGATAAAATGAATAGTGGTGGGTTCGAAGTCTTAAAGAAAAAAGAAAAGAAATAAATTTACAAAATATGAGGTCATAAGGATATGAAATCTTTTTTAACGTATTTAGAAGAAGATGAACAATGGATAACGATTGGTAAAAAGCAAAATCCTGAACATAAGGGTCGCCATGTTTTAATTAATATGGAAACAGGCGACATTATAAAAGGGTTAGGTAATAAGTTTAAGAATTTAAAAGATTTAGGTGGAAATACTACTGATATTGACTCTGAATTTGCTACTAAAAAGAAAAAACTCAGAGAATATGACCCTGATAAAATAACAGAGACACTTAGTAAGGATGATTTTGACCATTATAGAACATATAATATAAATGTAAAGTCTTTATTAACCGATTTTCCAGATTTAGAAGAAGAAGAAGCTATTTCATTAGTTGCGTATACTTTAACATATTATAGAAAATTGAATAATGATTCTGATAAATTTGAAGATACTAGAAATATGTTATCTAACGCATTATTGAAATTACCAATTCACGAAGGTGTTGTTAAGAGAACGTCACAATTACCCGCTGATGTTTTAAAATCATATCTTGAAAATGATTATGTCACAACTGGAAATAGATTTACAAGCACAACAAAAAATTTAAATTTTGATTTTACTTCAATGGGTCATAGTTTTATCATAAAATCAAAAACTAGTAGAGACATACATAATTATTCAGAGCATTCTAATGAAGAAGAAGTTTTGTTTGATAGAGACACCAATTTCAAGATTGTAGATAGAAATCAAAAAAGTGATGGTAGTTACGTGTTTACTATGGAAGAGATTTAAAAAATAACAATTTTTACAGGGAATAGTAATGGCAAAAAAAGAAAAAAGTAATTCAGGTAATTTATTAGAAAGATTAAAGAAGAATTCAACTGTTAAATTAACAGATGTGTTGATGGATTCGAAATTTTTCAATAAAAAAGATGTTATCCACATGCCTATATTAGCTCTTAATATAGCATTCTCAGGCGATTATGATGGCGGATTTGTTCCTGGTGTAACCACTTGGGCTGGCCCATCAAAACATTTCAAAAGTTTGTTTTCATTATTGCAAGCAAAAGCATATATGGACAAATACGATGATGCAGTATTATTGTTTTATGATTGTGAATTTGGAACGCCAATTTCATATTTTAAATCAGTTGGTATTGATATGTCTAGGGTTATACATACACCCATTTTAAATATCGAAGAATTGAAATTCGATATGATGCAACAATTGGAAGGTATTAATCGTGGTGATCACGTTATTACTATTATTGATTCAATTGGTAATATTGCATCTAAAAAAGAAGTTGAAGATGCCTTAGATGCTAAGTCGGTTTCTGATATGACTAGAGCAAAACAATTAAAATCAATCTTTAGAATGATTACGCCTCATTATAACATTAAAGATATTCCTTTAGTTGTAATTAATCATACTTATCAATGTGGTACTGAAGATATGTTAGTATCAACTCCAGATAGAGGTTCAGTTTCTTTAAAAGAAATAAAAGTTGGAGATCAAGTTTATACTTTAAATGGTATTGAAGAAGTTTCGTTTACTACAGAACATGAAGATGCTTGGGTTACTGATATTGAGTTAGAAAGTGGTGAAGTTTTATCCTTTACATCAGGCCATAGATTTATGGTTAATGGTGAATGGAAATTTGTTGAAGATTTACAAGTTGGAGATATACTAGATATTGCGTAAATATAAATAAACCATATCTATCAAACAAAGGATGAAGTTATGGTTTATAAAAAACATTATGAAGCATTAATAGAACGATGTTTAAATCGTGAATTGATTGAAAATCAGTATTATGAAAAGCATCATATCATACCACGATGTTTAGGTGGGGTTGATGATAGTAATATTGTTAATTTAACTCCAGAAGAACATTATTTAGCACATTTATTATTAGTTAAGATGTACCCAGATGAAAGCAAACTTTGGTTTTCTTGTCTTATGATGTGTAACGGATTAGCTAGAAAGAATAATAAATTATATGGATGGGTTAGAAAAAATTGTATGAAACATCTATCTAATACTACAAAAGATAGATGGGCAAGAAAGTATGGTTTTGATGATTATTTTCAACAATCAAATTCCATTTGGAATTTGTATATTAATGATAAACAATCTACTAAGTTTATAATGGATAAATTCGGTATGTCTGAACAAAATGTATTAAATTCTATAAATTTTCATGCTAAAAAAAATGATTTAGTGAAAATTTTAAAATTATACAGAAAAGAACAAAAAAAAGAAAATGGTAAAAAATCAAAAGCTAACTTTACAGAAGAGCAAGAAAAAAAACGAATTCATGCAACTAAGACTTTTGATTATACGGAAAGAAATAAATTAATGTCTGAATCAAGAATTGGTGAAGGAAACCCTATGTACGGGAAAAAATTCAAAGCTAAAATTATTCAGTGTCCAATTTGTCATAAGGAAGGTGGTATTTCACAAATGAAAAGATGGCATTTTGAAAATTGTAAAAGGAAAATAGATGAAAATTAAAAGTATTAAATACAATTCAAGAAAAGCGAATGTATATGATTTTGAAACGCCTTCACATTCGTATATACTGGATGGTGGTATTATTTCACATAATACACAAGAAATGTATAGTAAAACCGTTGTTAGTGGCGGTACTGGTAACATATATGCTTCAGATAATATTTTCATTATTGGTAAACAACAAGAAAAAGAGAAAGATGGCGAACTTTTAGGTTGGAATTTCATAATTAATATTGAAAAATCAAGATATACAAAAGAGAAAGAAAAGATTCCAATTTTAGTTACTTTTGAAGGTGGATTATCAAAATATACTGGTATGCTTGAGTTAGCAATTGAAGCTGGATTCGTTATTAAACCAAAAAATGCAAGATTCAGTCGAGTTATTGATTTTGATACAGGTGAAATTGAAGAAAAAGTTTACAAAGAAGCTGAAACAGATACCGATGCTTTTTGGGAGCCTATTCTTTCATCAGACAACTTTAGAAATTGGGTTCAAAATAAGTATCAAATATCAAGCACTAATTTAATTCAAACTATTGAAGACTCAACTGATGTTGATTTGGAGGATATAGAATGATTTTTCATATCATTATAAGGGATTATATATGAAAGAAAGATTTATTTTTTAAATTTGCAATTATCATCATGCCATCTATTTAAATTTAGTTGATTAAACAATTTATTACAATGTGGGCACTCAAATTTTGGACGATTTTTTGCAGAAATAGATATTCTTTGTTTAGTTTTTTCTGTATGTATTTTACCAAACATTGGATTATTTTGCCCACATTTTGTAATTGATATTTTATTTTTGTGTTCTTCTGAGAATATCCTATTTTTACCAGATATTGACATTTTCAATCTAGTTTCTTCTGAAAATATTTTACCAAAATTTGGATTATTTTGTCCACGCAATCCAATAGAATTATAGAATTTTTGTCCAGCTAATGAACGATTCAACCATTGTTTAGAACGAACAATATTTAATCTTTGGATAACTTTGAATTCCCATTGAATAGCTTTTTCCTTGGTTTCAAAGGTTTTACGAATTTGAACAATATCTGGTTCGCCATAAAGTTCTCTGAATTCTTTAACATATTTTGAACTGGTGAAATAAGTTGTCCATAAGTTACTTGGATTAGCTTTTTTGTTGTACTGGACACCATAATAAAATTTGTTTAATGATGACCACCCAATGAGGTATGTATATGGTTTAAAAGTCGTTGACATCGTATCTTCCTTGTGTTATAATAATTTGAAATAACAGGACACCTTAGTAATCGTATCCTAAGTTGGTAATTATTCCCGTAATTACCTAACTGTTATTATTTATACAAACTAGAATTTAAAAGGAAAAGAATAAAATGGATTTATTAAAATTTGCTTTACCAAAATCATTAAATACTGAACTTGATAGTGTAATTACAAAATTCTCTATCAATACAGAATTAAGAATGGCTCATTTTTTATCACAATGCTATCATGAAAGTGGTGGATTTGTGTTCAAAACTGAAAATTTAAATTATTCTGAAAAAGGTTTATTAACTGTATTTGGTAAATATTTCAACTCAACTAATGCAAAATTATATGCTAGACAACCAGAAAAGATTGGAAATCTAGTCTATGCTAATAGAATGGGTAACGGTAATGTTTACACTGGTGATGGTTATCGTTATCGTGGTCGTGGGTACATTCAATTAACTGGTAAAGACAATTATACCAAGTTTAATCAATTTGTAAAAGAAAATGTTATTTTAAATCCAGATTTAGTAGCCACAACATATCCATTATTAAGTGCCGCTTGGTTTTGGAATACAAATAAACTTAATGAAATTGCTGATTGGGGTTCTAGTGATTCTGTCATTACTTCTATTACTAAAAAGATTAATGGTGGCACACATGGATTAGCTAATAGAATTTCAGCATTCCATAGATTTTATGACAAGGTAAAATAAGGATTATATGAAAAAGTTTATCGTTGGTGATTTTGTTGAAATACTACAAGAATACCATGAATATTGTGTTTGGACATATATTGGGATTATTAAGAAAATTAATGTCGCCAGCGATAAACCATATAAAATTGAAGTTATGAGAATAAACAAAAAAGGTAAAACACATTATGATGGCGTTCATTATAGTGCTTATAGTTATGAAGAAATACAATAAAGGAAAATATCATGTTATTACAACAAATTAAAGAAGATTCAATTGCCGCTAGAAAAGAAAGAAATCCATTCGCCCCATTCTTAGTTACATTATACTCAGAATGTGCAAATGTTGGTAAAACAAAAGCCAACCGTGAAAGCACTGATGAAGAAGCGTTATCTATTGTTAAGAAATTTAAAGCTGGTATTGTTGAAATTATTTCCATTTATCAAAATACTACAGCAACAGAAGAATTATATAAAGCACTAAAGGAATTGGAATTAGTTGAAAAATATATTCCACCACAATTATCAGAAGTTGAATTAAAAACCATCATCCTTTCAATCAGAGACAATATTATTTTAGGTGGCGGCAAGCCTAATATTGGTTTGTATATGAAAGAGTTGAAAGCAAATCACAATGGTTTGTTTGATGGCGCACAAGCTCAAACTATAATTAAAGAATTATTATAAAGTTGGTAATATGGAAATAAAAAGTATAGATGAAACAGTTGTTTATACAGTAGTAACTGATCAACCAGGCTGGGATACTTATCATAGATATGGTGCTGAAACTTGGATGATTGGTATGGGTGAAAGTGATGAAATGGTTTATGATTGTTCTGAATTAGAAAGTAAATTTCAAGAATTTATAAACTATAAAGTTGTGCCATCTAATAT